TTTGATACGGTCAGTCTCTGAATCAAATGACGTAAATTGTGTCTCCACCTTGTATTTCTCTGCACGTGCTTGCGCTTCTGCGGCCTGTGCGTTGAGAGCAGCAGCAGTAGCTTGTTCTTTAGCCAATGCAACTTGAGCGGCCATCTGCTGTGCTTGTTGTGCCTGTGGATTAGGTTGAGATGCTTGCTGAATCTTAGCCATAAGCTCTTCGCGGTTAGATAAGTTCATGTTATCTACGATAGATTCAATTAACATCATGTACATTGGTGACTCAGGTGACATGGTTTGCAATAGTTGTACTAATTGCGTCACTTCGTATTCACGTGCAATGATACCTAAGGTAGAAGATGCTACGAATTTGTAGTCTTTAACAGGATATTGCTCTGGATTAAACTGCATATAACGCCATGCAGCCTTCTGTACCATAGGAAGTAGGAATAATTCTTGGAAATTAATCAACGTACGCTTGTGACGCTTGATAATTGCACCAAGAGACATACTAATACCCGCTGCAGTTGCTTCAGATCCTGCAAATGACGGAATACCTGTAGTGTCTAAAGCACCTGTAGCCTGTTGTACCATCGCTTGTAAGGCTTGAGTCTGTACAAATGAGGTCTGATCTAGCTGTCCAAACTTAAATGGCTGTAAAATCTCTGCAGGATTACCGTTAGTGAGTAGCATTTTACCCGGACGAATCTCTGGTTTCATGCCACGAGGTAGTCGTGATGCGTCGATAGCCATCATTGGATGGATTGTTAGTGCCAATGCGTCGATACGTGCGCGCATCTCAGTGTCAAGAGCCTTCTGAGAGTTGTAACCCTTCTCACAAACACCACGACCCCAGAAGCGAGACGGTACTACGTCCCATGGGAACGCCACTACGGGACGATCTTGCATCATGTAGGGGTTCTCTTGCACCTTAAGCAATTGACCGCCATTGGCGATTACAACGATTGCTTCGATGTACATCTCTTTCTTTTCGTTTTCGTCAGTAAGCGATACAACTTCTTCGTCATCTTCGCTTTGCGCATCTTCAAACAGATCACGTGGTACTAAACCATAGTACTTAGTCAAACGAATCTTATCTTCAGGGAATGCTTGAAGGTCACGATCAGGTTCTAAGTCGTAGTCTTGAGGAGCTACGTGTAACTCTACGTCACGATAGATACCCTTCTCGATGTCTTGTTCTACCTGATGGATAGGAACAAACTCATCAATTGCAACACCAAGTGCTTCTTCTACAGAGGTAGCAACAGGATCAATCAAGAAGTTATGTGGTAAGACTGGACGTAGTTTAACAACAAAACGATCTTGTGTTTCTACGCCTACTGCTTCTAACTGTCCACCCATAATAGGCTGAGTAGACGGTTTCATTTCTTTTACTTCTTGCAGTACAAGCTCACCGATACCAGTACCGAATACAGCAGCATTAAGAATACACTCTGCTACTGCCTTACGTGTTTTAGTAAATTGAAAGTCTTCATCCAACTGATTACGTAGGAACATAATATCAGCAGGTTGTTGGTCTTGCATATCATCACGGATATCAAACCACTTACCACGGCCAAATGTTGCTTCTTCTACTTCTGCTACTGATGACTCTACAGCTTGTTGTAGTGCAGGGCTAATAATCTTAGAACGCTCTGAGGCACGCATAGAGTCTTCTGCAGCCCAGATACCACGCCATAGACGATAGTATTCTTCGTGTTTCTCCGCATAGTTAGACTCATAGTGATCACGCCATGCGTCGCATTTATCAATCACCCAATCAGTAATATCTTGTTGAATGTAGTTATCTTCCATCTCTTTCTATCCTGCGGTTAGATTAATATCCTGCTAGAGGGTCTACCATTTCAAAGTCGTCAAAGTCAAAGTCCTCATAGTGATAAGGTACTTTAGCTAACTGGTCAATATATGCTAGTGAGTCAATCAAGTCATCATGCACTAGCGGGTTAGGGAATTGGAAGAGCTGATCCATAAACTCATTGTTCCAATCACTGTCTACGTTTAACGTAATGTATCCGTTTTCAAAACGTCCTTGCAACGCCCATACAATACGATCTGTTTTCTTTTTGTTACCATGCGTAAGTTCTTCGATACGGAAGAATTTCTGCTTACGTTTTTGTAAATCCATTAGCGGTGACATGACGGCTTGCTTAGCAATACCTTTCTCAATACCTACGGTTACTGGTTCGTATTCTGCTACGGCATCAAAGATCATTTCAGCTGTGGTATTTAAATCCCAACGTCCATGAACAATCTCTGCTACCCACCAACCTTCTTCGTTTACTTTAACGATTGCTATAGAGGTTGAGTCAAGTCTACTACTTTTACCTGTACTGATGGCTTTAACATCCTCAAAACCCGCAAGGTCAACAGCAATGTAGTAATCTCCGGTCTCAGGTTCTTCTTCATCAAACTTCACCCAATCTTCTTTGAATAACTCAGAGCCTACAGCTTCAAACGAAGCTAGGAATTCTTGTCTGAATGCGTAGCTAGACATAGACTTCTTAGCTACGTCAATCTCTTCAGGATCTAGTAGAGGATTATCGTATGACGTAAAGTGCCATGCTTTGTACGTAGGATCATCTCCCATCGCTCCGTACTGATACAGATCGTAGAAGTGATTACGTCCCATCGGTGTACCAATAAACATTGCATGACCTTTCTGGTCAGCGAGAGCAGGACGTAGTATCTGTTCCCACACTGACGGTTTCATGTCAGCGTATTCGTCCATAACAAGAAACTTAAGACTAACACCACGCATAGTCTCAGGTCTATCAGCACCCTTAAGCGATATCGTCGTACCGTTAATAAGTGTTAACTGTAAGTTGTTAATATGCGATGACTTGATAACAGAGTGACCTAGCTCAAGAAGCGTAGACCACATAATGTCTCTAGCTTGTCCTTGAGTAGGAGCTACGTAAAATACATGACCACGATCAGTTTGTAATGCGTTGATAATTAACATCCACGCTGCTAGTCGTGATTTACCTGTACGTCGTCCTGCTGCTACAATCTTAAATCGCGTAGGGTCAGCAAAGACATCTTGCTGCCATGGTAACAGTTCTACGTTTAGATCTGTCATTTCAACTCATTGGTTAGAATGTTCTCAGCCCATGGCATATCCATTAGAAACTTAATTGTTTTCTTAGGATAGTTCATAGCCTCTGATACTTTCTTTTCATTCCAAGGAGACTTTGCCATGTACTGTTCAATATTCAACGTACCGTCTTTGAACTTACGTACGTTCGTATGACCCCAGTTGTATGCCATTAAGATCTCTGTAGGATCCCAGTCTGGATAGTATTTCTGTAGGCCTTCTAGGTATTGCTTAGTACGCTTACGTGCTTCTGCTTCATCGTATGGATCGAAAGGGCCAGTGTCAACACCAAAGCCTATCTCCTTACCATCACGGTAATACGCAGGTAACCACTGATACTTTCCTGCAGCTCCTGAGGTTTTATTGTACGCAGTCTCAGGAGTGTTCTTATGACGTGACTCTGTCCACGCTAACGCATCTAACAGATCATCGTCAATCCAACTAATATCAGCTTTAGTCTTCTGCATCTTCGTATTCCCCATCAATGATGTCGTCATCGTTATCATCACTAACAGGCTCAACAGTTGCAGTACCGATACCGCTGATGTTAATCTGTATAGCATTCTTTCCTGCACCTTTGACGACATCTTTCTCAAACGTTGCTGTAGGGATAACACGATCTGTAATTATTTTCCACGCAGCTGCTTGGTGTTTATGTTCATCGTCTAAGGCTGCATCAAAGATCTTCTCAAGAACTTTAGCACTCTTTGGAGATGCTAACATCCTTGCTTTGTATTCGTTGATGATTGCTGCGTCGCCCTTAGGACGACCTCTAGCGACTCTGTTGCCCTTTGTTTTGGCTAACACATCCTGCTTTTTAGGACGACCACGTTTCTTAACAGTCTCTGTCATACTATAGAGTTTTCTCTTTAGAGTTTCTTCGTATTAACAACAATAAGTACTAAAAGTCTATACGTCGTATATTCTAAGTTACCAGTACGAAGTGGTACGTCGTATGTACGTTGTTTGTTAACGTTTCCTATGCAGTATATTATAGCATACTTTTAAGAAAAAGTCAAGAGGTATTTCCATCGACAGACTACGTAACCTTTTATGGCGGGTCTCATGAGTCATGACACTCCGCAGAGGCGCGAGAGTTTCTCCTTAGAAATCAGTACATTGCTCTCTCCTGAGGAGCGATATCTGCATAGCTTCTTTTTAGTACAGCGATCCTAATTTAACTCTTTTTTGTTATTCTAATTCGCTTCTTTTTTGTATCTATGCGGGTACTCTACCATAACGCGCGCGCATTCGCCCGCCCCCGCCCCTGATTAGATGCCGCCGCAGTCGCATTAGAATCTGCTTATATTCGAATATGACTATATAAGCGCATTAGAATATTATTATATTGTTATGTTATAACATTAGAGTATTCTTATATGCCTATATAATTATATTCGCATATTCGTGAGTGCTAATGTGAGTGACGATGTAGCACCCTATAAGCACTACCTAATATTCTAATATAACTCTATAAGCAAATACTTATATAGATCTACGCATTAGAATTTGCTAATATAACCAAGTACTTACATAGATTTATTTGATGGCCTATAAAAAACTTTAGTGCAAAAAGATTTGACAATCGAGCGCAATAGTGTATATTTAAACCATCAACAACAAGCGAGGTATTTATGATTTTACTTATCAACATAGCAATTGCAATCTTACTAGGCGCGGCAGCCGTTGCAGTATTAATGGCAATTGTCCTTCCCTTCTTTGAGTAACCAACAACGGCCAAACATCTCCCAAGGATGGGAGAGGATGGCCACAACCTAATAGAGGTATTTAAAATGCAATTAGATTCAGTAAGTTATGCCGCATATAAAGACGGCGTCGAAAACGGTACTATCAAAGATAGTGAACAAGAGATTGTGCGTATCGTACAAGAGCAAGAGGTAGTAAGTTATTGCTCAAAGTATGGCAGCTACACTTTCGACTATATGGATTTATGCGAAGATTAATAAATAATTTTAACAAAACCGCTTGACATTTCAGGCGGTTTGATTAAGATTAATTTATTCCACATAACCCTATCGAGGTATAGACAAAGTGAATATTAAAACAGCAGAAACAATTGTAGGCGGCCTATCTCAGACTAGCAAAATGCCGACTATGTCAATTAGTTTACCCGCGACACTATGCAAAACAGGTAGTAAACTGCGCAACGTTAAGGGAAGCGTATGCTCTAAATGCTACGCGTGCAAAGGCGCATATACTTGGAAGCCTACGGAAATTGCAATGCAACGCCGGCATGATGCGCTAGTAAATGATCAATGGGTCAATGCTATGGTTGCGCTAATGAATAATAAAAAGCGTATTGTTAATTCTGGATTATTCCGTTGGCATGATAGCGGCGATTTACAAAACCTTGATCACTTGCATAAAATCGTAGAGGTTGCAAAACGTACGCCGCATATCAAACACTGGATACCGACTAAGGAAAAGAAAATGCTTAGCGACTATTTAAAAGAGAATAAACTACCGCCTAATGTTGTTATCCGTTTATCTGGTGC